GTCCCGCGCAAAAGGGGAATTGGCAGGGAGGCCCCACGAGAAAATTTTTATATTTTTTCCAATGACACCTTTACACATTGTGAATTTCTACACCAATTGACACACACTTGCCGATGTGATACATAGACACCACACACAACAAAGTGGCGCATCCCCAATGCAGACAATGACAATGGAATTACCTAACTGGCTCTCGACACCACCATCGATCTCGAAACGAGAATTGACGGAGAAGCAGTTTGAAATTTTTTTTGAAACGATCCTGAATAAACTCGCACAAGGGATCAATCTCAAAGAATGTCTCAGGGATGACCAGCGCGATTTTGATTACACTCAATTGCTCCGTTGGATTCACAAAGATCCAATGCGCAAGTCGAGATACTACGAGGCTCAGGAGATTGGCAGTGAAATGATCGCCGCTGAGATACTGGAGATTGCCGATGGGCAGGATGGGCTGGAAGATGTCCAGCGGTCTAAATTGCGGATCGATAGTCGTCAGTTCCTGCTTAAAACGTGGAACCGTAAGCGGTATGGCGATATTAAGACACTGGAAGTGAACCAGAACATATCGATCACGGCTGCGCTGGAGCAGGCCCAGGCTAGGTTGGTTCAAGGAAGAATTATTGAACACGATGAGGAATGATGTATAATGATAAAGCCCTGACGTGCTGAGAACAGGTCAGGGCTTTTAACCACTGATGAATGGAGCATCAAATGGCTGACAGTATTATATCGCAAGACCGACTTAAAGAATTGCTGAGGTATGACCCTGATACTGGCGTATTCACATGGATTCATACGAGGGGATCGAAAGCGCCTGCCGGATCTGTTGCCGGGCACGCAGAACCTGGTAGATATGTCAATGTCATGCTGGATCGGAAGCTGTATAAAGCCCATCGATTAGCGTGGCTGTATGTGTACGGCGCATGGCCTAAAGAGATTGATCACATTGATCAAGACAAGCACAACAATCGAATCAGTAATTTGCGCGAAGTTGATTCCAGTCAGAACAAGCAAAACATTGAATGGTTTTCTCATAACACCAGCGGCCACAAGGGTGTGACGTGGCATAAAGCCAATCAGAAATGGCAGGCTCAAATCAAGCTAAACGGAAAAAACATATATTTGGGCACGTTCCCATCAATCGAGGATGCCGTGAAAGCCAGACAATCTGCACTTTCCGAGTATCATAGCCATAGACCAGGAGCCTGATTTTGCAAAAACCGATTTATTCGCCAGATGACGAACAATTGCTTATGTCGCAATTGTGGAGTCCTGTTATAAAAAACGACCCGGAAGCATTTGTCCTTTTTGCTTTTCCGTGGGGTCAAAAAAACACACCATTGGAAAAACACGCTGGTCCGCGCAAATGGCAACGGTTGATATTGCGGGACATTGCAAAGCACATCAGAGATAACGATGGGCAACTTGAAATGGATTCCATGCGAGAAGCCGTCGCATCAGGCCGTGGTATCGGTAAATCTGCCCTTGTATCGTGGCTTATTTTATGGATGATGACCACTCGAATCGGTGCCAGTGTGGTTGTCTCGGCCAATAGTGAAAATCAGCTACGGTCGGTAACGTGGGGTGAGCTTACGAAATGGTCAACAATGATCATCAATGCTCACTGGTGGGAAATATCGGCTACTAAGCTAGTACCTGCTCAATGGATGACTGAGCTAGTTGAACGTGATTTGAAAATCGGTACCCGTTATTGGGCGGCTGAAGGCAAACTTTGGAGTGAAGAGAACCCAGATAGTTATGCGGGTGTCCACAATGAACGCGGGATGATGGTGATATTCGATGAGGCGAGTGGGATACCTGATGGTATTTGGTCGGTTGCGGCTGGTTTCTTTACAGAAAACATCCTTGACCGTTACTGGTTCGCGTTTTCAAACCCTCGTCGGAACACGGGATATTTCTTCGAGTGTTTCAACAGTAAGCGGGATTTCTGGCGTGGCCGCCAGATCGATTCGCGGACGGTTGAGGGTACGGACAAGGGTATCTACCAGCAGATTATCGACGAGTACGGCGAGGACTCGATCCAAGCACGGGTGGAGGTTTACGGTGAATTTCCGTCGGCTGGTGATGACCAGTTTATCTCGCCAGTTACTGTCGAGGATGCGTTTAAGCGCGAAGCGTATAAGGACATTACTGCGCCGATCGTGATCGGGGTTGACCCTGCACGGGGTGGTAATGACTCGACTGTGATCGTGGTGCGCCAAGGGCGTGATCTGGTAGCCGTTAAGCGGTATCGTGGCGAGGATACGATGGAGGTGGTTGGTCGGGTGATCGATGCCATCGAGGAGTACAAGCCGACGCTGGTGGTGATCGATGAGGGTGGTCTAGGCTATGGCATCCTTGACCGGCTGCATGAGCAGCGGTACAAGGTGGTGCGTGGCGTCAACTTTGGCTGGAAGTCGAAGAATCCGGTTACTTGGCTCAATAAGCGTGCGGAACTTTGGGGTGCGATGCGCGATTGGCTAAAAACTGCTAGTATTCCCACAGACAGACAGCTAAAAGCTGACCTGACTGCCCCTGCCATGAAGATCAACTCATCCGGTGCGATCCAGCTAGAGGGGAAAAAGGAGATGAAATCCCGGGGGCTTGCGTCCCCGGACTCCGCTGATGCGCTGGCCGTGACGTTTGCCTACCCAGTGGCGCACAGAGAAGCTCGTATTGACAAGGTTCGTAAGACATATTACGATACCAGTAATATGTCTACTACTTGGATGGGTCATTAATGAACATCATTGATTACAAAAACGCAAAGGAGCAGGGGTTGATTCGGTATTTCACCGGTAAACCGTGTAAGCACGGTCACATCGATGAACGCCTTGTGTCCAATAATACTTGCTGTGCGTGTAACCGATTGAAGGTCAGCAAATGGCAAAAGAATAATCCTGAAAAAGCCAAACGTAACCAGCAAAATTGGCAATTACGCAACCCCCGTTTAGCAGCACTACGATCAAATGATTGGTATTACAGCAATATCGAACGTCACAAAGAAACTCGTAAACGATATTTTGAACAAAATCCGCACTTGCGTGCCAAATTATCATCTATTCAACGTGCTGCTCAAAACCATCGTACGCCATTGTGGCTAACCGATGATGATTTCTGGATGATGGATGAAGTTTATCGACTTGCTGGATTAAGAACCGCAATTACTGGTATTGCGTGGCACGTTGACCATGTGATACCGTTGCGTGGAAAGTTGGTATCTGGGCTTCATGTTCCATCGAATCTACAAGTTGTTGAATGGAAAAAGAACCTTAAAAAAGGAAACCGCTATGCCGTTAGTTAAAAGTGCAAGTAAAGACGCCTTCCGAAAAAATGTTGCAGCTGAGGTTAGGTCAGGAAAAAAACCGGATCAAGCCGTAGCCATTGCATACTCTGTGCAGCGCAAAGCTGCATCGAAATCACCATCGAAAGGTAAAAAGTGAGACTGAAGCCCCTGTTTGACTGTGTATTGATTGAACAACACGTCGAAAAACAAGGATTGATTGTCCTTCCGCAAACCAAACTGGCTCAGGGTACAATTGTCGCCACCGGTCCCGGTAATCGCACTAATTCTGGCGATTTGCAAAAACTGTGCTTAAATGTCGGGGATCAGGTATTATTCGGGGAACATAGCGGTCAAAAGGTTCCTCTTGACGGCAAAGAATACCTAATGATGCGCGAACGCGATGTGATCGGAGTCTTAGATGGCGTATAACGGTGAAATGGCGACAGTCGGCAAGGTAGCCGATGGTGGTACCCCTAAAGAGGAAATGCTGGCGACAATGCGTCAGCGCCTGAATGTCGCCATCTCCGCGCTTTCAGACTCCCGTGATGATGAGCTAGACGACCTGCGATTCTACGCAGGTTCGCCGGACAACCAATGGCAATGGCCGTCTGATGTGCTGGCAACCCGTGGTGCCGTGCAGGGTCAGACGATCAACGCTCGCCCGACATTAACAGTTAATAAGCTGCCGCAACATGTTCACCAAGTTACTAACGATCAGCGTCAGAACCGCCCCTCGGGTAAAGTTATCCCCGCCGACGATAAGGCTGACGTTGAGGTGGCCGAGATTTTCAACGGCGTCGTACGTCATATCCAGTACATCTCGGACGCGGACGTAGCTTACGACACCGCCTGTGAAAATCAAGTAGTTTACGGTGAGGGTTACATCCGTATCCTGACCGAATACTGCAACGAAGATAGCTTTGAGCAGGACATCAAGATTGCCCGTGTACGCAACAGCTTCAGCGTATACATGGACCCGCTGATTCAAGATCCGACGGGTGCCGATGCCAAGTGGTGCTTTATCACTGAGGACGTCACCAAAGAAGAATACGAGTATATGTACCCCAACGCAGCGCCGATCTCTACGATCCAGTCGCTTGGCGTGGGTGATCAGCAGATTAGTCAGTGGATCGGTGAGTACACGGTGCGAATTGCCGAGTATTTCTACATTGACTGTAAGAAAAAGAAGCTAAACCTGTATCCAAACGGCGCATCGGTCTTTGAAGGCACGCCGGAAGATAAGGAAATGAGGGTCATTTATGGCCGTCCGATTCGCTCCCGCGATTCGGAAATGCGTAAGATCATGTGGTGCAAGACTAACGGCTACGAAATCCTTGAGGAGCGTGAGTGGGCCGGTAAGTGGATTCCTGTAGTCCGCGTGGTAGGTAACGAATTTGAAGTGGAAGGCCGACTCTATGTGTCTGGTCTGGTCCGCAACGCCAAAGATCCTCAGCGTTTGTACAATTTTTGGGTATCGCAAGAAGCCGAAATGCTGGCTCTGGCACCGAAAGCGCCGTTTATCGGCTACGGTGGTCAGTTTGAAGGCTACGAGATGCAGTGGAAAACGGCCAATACGAACAACTGGCCGTATCTGGAGGTCAATCCAGACGTTACAGACGGTAATGGCGCTGTTCTACCGCTGCCGCAGCGTGCTGCCCCGCCGCTGGCTCAAACCGGCCTCATTCAGGCCAAAATGGGCGCTGCGGACGATATTAAGAGCGCCACGGGTCAATACAATGCATCCTTGGGTATGCAATCCAACGAGCGTAGTGGTAAAGCGATTCTCGCCCGTCAACGAGAGGCTGATGTTGGCACTTATCATTATGTTGATAATCTCGCTCGTGCTGTGCGCCATGTGACTCGCCAGCTGGTCGATCTGATTCCGAAGATTTATGATACCCAGCGTATCGCCCGAATCATCGGTGAAGATGGCGAAACCAGCATGGTCAAGATGGACCCAACGCAGCCAGAACCAGTTCGCAAGATCATGGACCAAAATGGCATCGTGATTGAGAAGATTTACAACCCCGGTGTTGGTAAATACGACGTTGTGGTAACAACTGGTCCTGGTTACGCCACCAAGCGTCAAGAAGCTCTTGAAGCAATGGCTCAGCTACTGCAAGGTAACCCACAACTGTGGCAAGTTGCAGGCGATCTGTTTGTCAAGAACATGGATTGGCCGGGTGCTCAGGAGATGGCGAAGCGTTTTGCTAAGACTATTGATCCGAAGATCACTTCTGAGTCTGAAGAATCGCCTGCCCTGCAAGCTGCTCAACAGCAAATTCAAGCAATGGGTCAGGAAATGGAGCAGATGTACCAGATGATCCAAAACGCCGCTAAATCCATCGAAGCTCAAGAGCAACGCCGTAAGGATTATGAGGCTGAGATCAAGGCTTACCAGGCTGAAACGCAGCGTATTAGCGCCGTTCAAGCTGGTATGTCGCCTGAACAGATTCAAGACATCGTTATGGGCACGATTGCCGCAGCTTTGGACACGGGTGATCTGGTTGGCGCTGAACTAGAGCCACGCGAGATGCCGGGTCAAGAAGAACCAGGTGAGCAAATGCCACCACAAGGAGCAATGTAATGAAAGCTAATGATTTTGTAGGTATGTTGTTTCTGGCACGGGATGTGACTCATTCCGTCCACCTAAATACCCGTAGCTACGCCAAACACAAGGCTCTTCAGAAGTTTTACGAGAACATTATTGATCTGGCTGACGGGTTTGCTGAGGCATATCAAGGCCGTCATGGTCTGATTGGCCCGATTTCTTTGATGTCGGCCAAGAAAACTGGCAATGTGGTTGAATTTTTGCAAGATCAGCTTGCTGAGATTGAAAAAGGACGCTACGATGTCTGTGAAAAAGACGATACTCCCCTTCAGAATCTGATTGATGGTATCATCGAGCTGTATCTTAGCACCTTGTACAAACTTCGCTTCTTAGCGTAAGGAAACGATATGGAAATGCTCCGTCCCTTGGCTGATGCCAACTATCCAGCGGATTCTGATACAACCGGCGGCACTGCTGTTGCCCTTGGTCCGTGGCCTCCTGGTCCAGAAGGTGTTCTGGTCTGGTGTACGCAGGATGCGTATATCGCTGTTGGTGAAGATGTCACAGCAACTTCTGCCAGCACACCGATTCCAGCTTACACTCCGATCCCGTTCTATGCTCCGCAGACCGGCTCTGGTGCCCCTTGGCAAGTAAGCGCCCTCCAAGTATCGACTAGCGGCACGGTTTACGCCAAGCCGATCAACATTCGATGAGCTGGGGAGTCGCCCTTCGCAATGGCGTAGCCATTGGGCTAGGTAGCATCGCTACTTTATTTTCTGGCTACGGGCGCGATCAGGAATTTGGCAATTTAATCACTGAATCTGGCGCTAATCTTGTTCAAGAAGATGGCGGCTTTATCATCGTCTAAGGAAATACAATGACAACTGTCAATCTTTCAATTTATGGTGGCGTAGGTTGGCAGTTTTTTGACAACAATGGGAACCCGCTTGTCGGTGGTTTGCTTTATACATATGAAGCTGGAACCACTACACCACTAGCCACCTATACATCTAGTTCTGGTGCAACTGCTCACACTAATCCGATTGTTTTAGATTCTGCTGCTAAAGTGCCAGGCGGTGAAATTTGGCTCGATTATTCTAAAAAGTACAAATTTGTAGTTAAAACTTCCACTGGTGTATTGCTTAATACATATGACAATATTGGCGGTAGTTTCAATTTAAGTGACATCGTTGAACAATTTGAAGGCGATGGTGTTGAAACTGAATTTATTTTGACTTCTACAACGCCTACCACGGCAGCAAACATCTATATCAACGGTGTATATCAAAATAAAGACACCTATGTATTGGCTGTTGATACCATTACTTTCTCAGAAGCGCCACCACTTAATTCCACAATTGAAGTAGTTTATAGCTAATTGGAGCCTGACATGGCAGACGTTAAAATTTCCGCACTTCCTGCATCAACGGTTCCGCTTGGTGGTACAGAAGTATTACCAATTGTTCAAGGTGGAACGACTAAACAAGTATCTGTTGCCAATCTAACCGATGGTCGCGCTATTAGCGCAACACAATATACATCTACGGTTGCTACCGGTACAGCACCTTTAGTTGTTGCTTCTACTACTGAAGTAGCCAATTTAAAAGCAGCCACATCGACTTTGGCTGATTCAGCCAATGCTGTTAAATCAAATGCAACAACCGGATTGCTTCAAATAACCGGTCCTGCTGCTGCATCAACTCGTGTAATGACTACACCAGATGCTAATTTTACCGCAGCGCGTACTGATGCAGCAAATTCTTTTACTGGTGATCAGACATTAAGTACGGGCAATTTAGTCATTGGTACATCTGGTAAAGGTATTGATTTTAGTGCAACACCGGGCACAGGAACTTCAGAATTATTTGCTGATTACGAAGAAGGTACGTTTACACCAACATTTAGTTGCGATACCGGTACGGTCACTGTCAATACATCAACTAGAACCGCAACTTACACCAAAATCGGTCGCCAAGTAACAGTCAATATATTTATGGCTGTTGATTCAGTAAGTTCGCCAACTGGTAATTTATACATTGATGGATTACCTTTTACATCGGCAAGTAATTCAGCGTGTGCATTGTTTCCTAGTGATTTTGCACTAACCGCTGTAACTTCTGTAGTTGGCTTAATGATTGCTACACTTAATTTCCTATTTATGCGAACTTATGTTCAAGGTAGTGCGGCTAAAGGATTAGCTGTTGATACTGTATCGGGTAGCAATTTAAGAATTTCCCTTACTTATTTTGTTTAAGGATCGACCATGTCGTTGACAAAAGTTACTTACTCAATGATTAAAGGTGCTCCAATCAATGTGTTGGATTACGGCGCTAGTCCTTCAGCAAGTGCTTCAGCAAATGCGGCAGCTTTTCAAGCTGCCGTAGATGCAGGTGCGGGTCGCAGAATTTACATTCCGCAAGGAACATACAGTATTGGGAGCACTATTACTTGCCCTTCTGGTACTTGGTTAGAAGGTGACGGCGCTGGTGAAACAATTTTGCAAGGGTCTGCTGATGTAAATGTACTTTTATTTCAGGACGATGAAGTAATTGATTACACTGGAGCAGGTATTGAAAGACTTACTGTAAAAGGCAGTGGAAGCACTACACGACTGGTTACAGTAAACAATGTATGGGGATTTGCCGCAAATAATTGTCGGATTTACGGTTCTCCCAATGTATTCAGATGTCTTGAAATTCAACGGTATTCTTTTGAGTGCATGATTAACTCATGCCGCATTACCGATGCTACAGAGTCTTGTATTTATTTAAACAAGATTGATAGTGAGCCACCCAATGGGTGCATGATTACTAATTGCGATTTTTCGCCAGAAGATTCTTCTACTGCTGGTGGATATGGTATTTATGACGAAGCAAGAAGAACTAAAATCATAGGTAATTGGTTTGAATACGCTTATAGCGCAGGTCCACCAGTTGGCTACGGTGGCACTGCTATTTATTCAACAGGATCGCCAATAATCATTGCCAATAATGTACAAGATGGTTATTTTGGTAATTATGCAATTCATTTAAATCAAACATTGGGTGCCATAGTTAGCTCAAATCAAATCAATGTAAATGGTCCAGACGCTTCAGGAATTTTTGTAGAAACTTGTCAAAATACAGTAATTGATGGAAATGTATTTAACATCGATATTGCTGATTATTTTGTAAATGTTGCAAATAGTGACAGAACAATTATTAGCAATAATGTTGGAAAAGGTACTGTTGGTGGATTGTATGATTTAGTTGCTTTGTATAATATTGCAGGAACTTCTCAAGACACGCAAATATTAAACAATGCGTTTTCTTTTCAAGGAGGTACTGCAAAAGGAACAGGTGTAATTGTTGGGGCAAGTACAACTATTACAACAATTACCGAAAATTGTTTTATTGGTCTTGTAACAGGGATTGATGTTCAAACCAACGCCTCAAACATTCGAGCAATAATTAACGGAAACAATTTGTTGGCTGTAACAACAGGAATTACTTTTTTAAATCCATTAGACGTTTATCTTTATAATAATTTTGGATTTAAAACAGAAAATCGCGGATATCCTGCAATAATTGCAAGCGGTAACACAAGAGTTACAGTTGCTCATGGTTTGGCTGTTACACCACCAATCTCTGGTATTCAATTGACATTGATTGATGCTTTAGGTGGTTCTGGAGGTGCAACATCAAATGATGTACAAGGTCCATTTATAGCATCAGTAGATGCAACTAATATTGTCATTGGTTGTAGTGCAGATCCTGGTGCAAGTGGTATGTATGTAGCATGGGAAGCGTCTTTTAGTATTTAATGTATCAAATAAGGAAAAATCATGGCACTTGAAAAGCAAACTGTAGTTGACCTAATTGAAACTTTGGAAAACGGATGTGTGCAAGTTCGCACAGCCACCCGTATTCTTGATAACGGAGAATTAATTTCCAATTCTTTCCATCGTCATGTGATAGTCCCCGGACAGGATTACAGCAATGAAGATCCTCGTGTCCAGGCAATTTGTGCCGCTGTACAAACACCAGAAATCATTGATGCCTATCAAACATTTCGACAAGGATTGACACAATCTTTGTAATGTGTAACATCTGCATTAACTGTACTGGTGCAGCACACCAGGGATTCTCAGGAATCAAAAATGAGTGAAAATGAACTAGCGGGTGAAATCCCCGTGCCGGAACAGGCTGTAACGGCTGCACCTGAACCCGAAGTTTCTTCGCCGGAAGTAACTGCTGATGAACAGCAACCAGAAGAACAACCTGCTGCGAAAACCTTCACACAGGAAGAACTGGACGCTGCAATCGGTAAGCGACTTGCACGAGAGCAACGCAAGTGGGAACGTGAGCAACAACGTCGTCAAGCGGAAACGCAATCGACCAAAGCTCCTGTTGACCTGCCGCCTGTTGATCAGTTTGAGTCCCCGGAAGCCTATGCGGAAGCACTGGCTGAACGTAAGGCTGAAGAACTGCTTGCCAGACGGGAAGCTGAACGTCAGCAATCGGAAACGATTGAGGCGTATCACGAGCGTGAAGAAGAAGCCCGGAATAAGTATGATGACTTTGAACAAGTCGCATATAACCCGCAGCTGCGAATCACTAATGTGATGGCCGAGACAATTCAGGCTTCGGAAGTTGGTCCTGATGTAGCTTACTACCTCGGATCAAATCCCAAAGAAGCAGACCGCATTTCCAAATTGTCACCTTTCTTGCAAGCCAAAGAAATCGGTCGGATCGAAGCCAAATTGGTAGCTGAACCGGTCACAAAGAAAACCTCTAGCGCCCCAGCACCTATTGCACCTGTAACTGCCCGTACCTCTGGTACACCGTCTTATGACACGACTGACCCACGCTCAACTAAAACCCTGAGCACGTCTGAGTGGATTGAGCAGGAACGGCAGCGTCAGATCAAGGCTTGGGAAGCTAAACGCCGCTAATTTCATTTTTGAAAGGAAATAACCATGTCGAATAGTTTATTGACAATTGACATGATTACCCGTAAGTCACTCGAAATCCTCGAGAACAACCTGGTAATCACCCGTAACGTGAACCGTCAGTACGACGACAGCTTCGCTGTTGAAGGTGCCAAGATTGGTTCGACTCTGCGTATTCGTCTGCCGGACCGCGCTCTGGTAACTGACGGTGCCGCTCTGCAAGTTCAAAGCGACAACGAACAGTACACCACCCTGAC